ACTGGAGTTTTTGATGGAGCGACTGTCCAGCTCGATCGTATCTTCATGCCAACACTCGGTGATGTTTCTCTCGGAACAATCTTGATGTTCATTGGTCGGATGAGCACGGCGAAGGTATCTGCTGCTGGAATCGACATGACTGTCAAGGGCGATAACGTCCTGATGAACCAGTACATGCCGAAGAATGACTATCAGACCAACTGTCTCCACACATTCTGTGACGTGGGCTGCACACTCAATCCCGCATCTTTCACTATATCGTGCACAGTCGGTTCGAGTCCGACTACGATATTCCTTCCATGGGGTAGCGTTCCGGCGAATCCTACATTCTATACTCTTGGTAAAGTCACAATGACTTCCGGTGCTACCAGCGGTCAGGTGAGAACTGTCAAGAGTGCAGATTCAAGTGGCGTTACACTCGTTTTCCCACTCGATGGGACACCAATCGCTGGTGATACATTCAACATTCTTCAAGGTTGTGATAAGACTCAACCAACCTGCCTCAGCAAATTCTCGAATCTCCAGCATTTTCGCGGATTTCCATACATTCCACCAGCGGAGACTGGAGTATGACCGAGGAAGAAGGTCGAGCGGCTGTCGTCGCATATTCCAAGAAGTGGCTCGGGACACCCTTTCGTGATCAGGCCGACACGATGGGCGGAGGTGTCGACTGTGCGATGCTTATCATACGCTGCTTCGTCGATACGGGCATACTCCCCCCGTTCGACCCTCGTCCTTATCCTCCTCGGTGGCATCTCCATCAGAGTCGTGAGCGATTTCTTGAGTGGGTTGAGCAATTCGGGATTCAGACGGATGAGGAGAAGGTCGGGAACGTAGTCGTCTATCGTGAGGGTCGCTGCTTCAGTCATGGTGGTATCATCGTGGATAATGAGAATATTGTTCATGCCGCGTGGCTTCGCAGAGAGGTTATTGCGACACCAATATTCGATATCAAGCTGACACACTATCCTACAGGCAAGGTAAGACCTCGTCGTATTTATGATATTTGGAAGAAGTTGGCGGCATGACACAGAAGGGTGGAGCGAACGCCTATAGTTCCCCGAAATATACGGGGATTAGTATCCAGACATCTGCTCAAGGTGTCGCCATACCATACATCGCCGGGAAGGTTCGCGCTGGAACGAATCTTATCTGGTATGGAGATTTCAAGAAGGTTGCGGTCAAGCGGGGAGGTAGCGGCGGAGGAAAGGGTACTCAGCTCTATAAATACAGCGCGGCGGTGATGCTCGGTCTGTGCGAGGGGCAGATCCAGAGTATTGATCAAGTCTGGGTTGATCAGGCAACATCAACTCTTGCTGCACTTGGACTGACTTTATTCACTGGATCTGCTTCCCAGTCTCCTTGGTCGTACATGGTGAGCAAGCATCCGAGTGAAGCTCTCTCCTATGCCTACACCGCATATCTTGCGAATGAGTCATATCAGCTCGGTAACGTCCCCACCCTCCCCAATCATAATTTCGAGATCGTGAGTCTATTTTCTGGTACGATGCCTGGTACGGTCGATGTCAATTTCGCCGATGTTATCCCAGATTTTTTGAACAATCCTCAGTATTGACTCTACGTCGCTCGCATTCTACAAGACGTACTGTCAGGCTCAGGGTCTGTGGTTCTCCGTACTGCGCGATAAGGCCGAGCAGGTCAGTCAGACTTTAGATCGTTGGGCTACTCTGACGAATACCTGGATTGGATGGTCTGGCTCTTCACTCAAGTTCATACCATTGGGGGATACTGCGATTACGGCGAACGGGGTGACATATACCCCGAATACGACGGTCCAGTATGCTTTAACTGAGGATGATTTCTTTCCAGGAAATGGCCCTCCGATTATCACCGAGCGTTCTGATCCTGCAGATCGCCCTAATCATGTGAAATTGCAGGTAAAAGATCGTGTGAATGCGTACAACGTCGCATCTGTCGAGTGGCAAGATCAGGGTCTAGTTGATCAGTTTGGGCGCGTAGACAATTCGGTCACAGATGCTTCTGAGATTTGTGATCTCACAGTTGGAAATCTTGTAGCTCAATTCATCGGTCAGCGTGGAGCATACATCCCGAACACATACTCGTTCAAGTTGGGGTATGAATTAGGATCAGGTCTCGAGTTTGGAGATATCTGCACAATCCAGAGTGGAAAGTCTGGCATCCCTAATCCCATTTCTGTTCGCATTCGGACATTGGATGAGGACAACGCCGGAGCGTGGAGCATTCTAGCTGAGGGGATTGTGCAGGGTACAGGAACTGTCGTTCCTGGGAATCAACCATCGAGTGATGGTGGGTTTATCGACACTCAGGTTGATCCTGGCGATGTCAATTTCCCGATGATTTTTGAACCAACGTCAGACTTGACAGCTGGAATTCCACAACTCTGGCTCGCTGCATCTGGTGGTCCGGACTGGGGTGGCGCAGTCGTCTACGTCAGTTTCGACGATATCACATACACCCCGATGGGCGCCATCACATCACCAGCACTACAGGGTCATATCACAACGACCTTGGGTCCTCACAGTGATCCTGATCCTTCTGGAGCGTTCACTGCTGATCTCACATTGAGAGATGGTATCATGGATACCACAGCAACTCATGCAGATGCTGACGCATTCCGGACATTAGTGCTGATCACAAACAATATCCCCGGATTTATTATTCCTCATAATGGAGAGATGATCTCGTACGGTTCTGTGGCTCCTGGATCGGGATCATTTCTGTTCAATATCAGTTATCTACGTCGTGGACTATATGGAACCACGATTGCCAATCATCCGGTGGGTAGCAACTTCTGCAGATTTGATCTAAATGCTGTAGAGGGACTTGGCAATTCTGTCTTCACATATTTGATTCCTTCTCAGTATATCGGAACAACCATCTACTTCAAACTCGCCAGCTTTAACTCCTTCGGAAATGCAGCACAGGATATCTCTCTTCTTAGTTCATACTCGTATGTCTCAAGTGGTGTCGGGTATGGACCTGTGAATGGTCTGCCTGCACAACCGACCGGATTTGCCGGATCTCCGAGTGCGAACGGTGCTCTGTTCTCGTGGACCGCCAATGCGGTCAACGATAATGTCGAGACGTATCAAATCTGGGGAGCCCTCGGGACTGGGACGGCGTTCGGCAGCACGTCTCTCATGTACACGACCAACAGTCTCAACTGTCTGGTGCCAAATCTCACAGCGAACACGGCCTACACGTTCTATCTCGTAGCTGTGAATTCTGTCGGATCGTCCACTCCTTCGGCATTACAGAATGTGACGACGGGCGCAGCTCCCATCACTGGTAGCAGCTATCGCGCCGTCACGTACAGCACGAGCCCGGTCACTCTTCTCAATTCGGACGCCTATGTCGACATCACCAATACATTCGGTCCGAACCTTGTGGTTAAGATGCCCCCTGCACCGACGAGTGGTCAGCGCATTGTGCTGATGGATGCAGGCGGCAACGCTGGGACGAATACTATCCTGCTCAAGAACAATGCTGGATCGACGCAGCTCGACCAGATCATCGTTAATAGTGGTTGGACCAATCCAGAGATGTGGAATGGTTCGACGTGGAGGCAGACGGCATGACAAAGAAAATCTGGCTGGTCGGGGCGTTCATGATATTGGCGACCCCGGTGTTCGGAGGAGGAGTTCCGAACCCCGCAAACATCGATACCCTCCCCGGAAGCGGTCTGACGAATAATGACTTCGTCCTTGGAAGTTCGATCCAAGGATTGAAGGATGCCAGCTTCGCCACAGTCCCGGTCTCAAAGGGTGGAACCGGGCTGACATCTGGAACGTCCGGTGGTATCCTCGGGTTTACAGGTTCAACAACTCTTACCTCGAGCGCTGCACTGACCATCCACGCCATCACAATAGGCGGCGGGGCCGGGGCAACACCCTACCCTCTGGCGAGCCTTGGGAGTACTCATACGCTCCTCCACGGTGGCACGGGAGACCCTACGTGGGGTGCGGTGGACCTTGCCACGGAGACCACCGGGACACTTCCTGCTGGATCATGCCCGATCCCGACGGGAGTAACTCTCGGCTGCGTCTACGCACCGGCGAATCCACCAGCCGCGCACAACTGGCTGACAGGGTATAATGGAACGACGTGGCTCACAGCTCAGCCTGACTATACAGACATCACAGGATTGGGGACAGCCGCTACTCAGAATACTGGAACTTCAGGTGCCACAATCCCGATGCTCAACGGAGCTAACCAGTGGGGCGCTGATCAAATCTTTGCTCCTGGATCATGTTCTCTACCGGGTGTGGCTCTCGGTTCTCCTGGAGATTCAGGATTTTTCAACTATGGTGTATCTGACGATATTGGTTTCTGCGCGGCGGCGCATCTGAGAGCAGTATTCTATGGATCAACGAGTAATGCTCCTGTCGTTTTCGGGAATACAACGGCGAATGTAGTACCGACGAGTATCCTCGGTGGTAATAACGGGATTGAGAATATCGGGACTGTGACACAGTACGGAGCGTACCGGGCGCTCTCGTTGAAGAATACCGCTGGTGGATCTCCGCTTATCGCTCTCTCACACTCGAGATCTGCAACGAATGGATCATTCTCAGCACTCACCAGTGGTGATTTTCTCGGGTTTGTTTCCTTCGGTGGTGATGATGGAGCATCGTACGATACAACCGGAGCTACCATCGTCGCCATATCGAAAGGAACATGGACAGGTGGTGTCGGACCGTCCGATTTAATTCTCGGAGTGCAGAACAATGCGGGGGCGTTGGTGAAGGTCGCCTGTCTCGATGCAGATACAGGCTGGTGGAATGGGAGTGGTGGTGTATCAACCATATGCTCTGGATCAAATTTTCTTGATCGATCCAACAATGCGACATTCCTCAGTGCCGTCTTCGGTTCTCCCACCGGGGGGAACAAGGGTTCTGGAACAATCAATGCAACGACAATCTATCAGAATGGTACCGTACTCGCCACTATTGCGACGAGTGGTAGTGCGAGTGATCTGACGACTGGCACCGTCGCGGCTGCGCGGATGCCAGCCTACACCGGAGATGTGACATCTCCAGTCGGCACAACCGTCAACACAGTTGCGAAGATACAGGGGACCACCGTCTCAGGAACGACTGGCTCCGGCAACGTCGTCTTCTCAGCCAGTCCAACATTCACTGGCACCATCACAGGTGCAAGCGTCGCATTCTCAGGTGCGGGCGGTACATGCACGAATCAGTTTGTTCGGATCATATCCACAGCTCTAATTCCGACATGCAACACGGTCAATCTTGCATCTGACGTTACCGGAACTCTCCCATCAGGATCATTTGGTCCACTGACCGGAGACGTCACAACTTCTGGGTATGCGGCGACAGTTGCGAAGATACAGGGCACCGTCGTCTCTGGAACGACCGGATCGACCAACGTCGCATTCTCAGCATCACCAACATTCACCGGCACAGTCCAGATGGCTGCGAGCCATTCCTCCGGCAGCTCGTTCATCGACGCTGACTTCTACTGGACTAACGACATTACACCCCCGCTCATCACAGCAAATCAGGACGACTATGCTCCAACTGGCAACGCGACGGCAGTCGTCTTTCGTCTCTCAGGTGATGTGACTCCTCGTACAATCACGGGATTGGCGGGAGGGGCCGACGGGCGTCTCGTCATGTTTATCAACGTGGGAGCAAACAATCTGATTATTGCGACGGACAATATAGGATCATCTGCAGCCAACAGATTCCGTCTGGGAACGAGTACCGATATCACACTCACACCAGATGATACGATGGTGTTTGAGTATGATGCTACAGTATCCAGATGGCGTTGGGTCAGTTCTCAGCTCCCCACACCTGGTCCTGCTCAATTAGGTGGTATCAACTCAGCACCATGCACCGGAAGCAATTGGGTGAAGGGATATAACTCGACAGGATCGGCGACCTGCACTCAGCCAACCTATGGTGATATCTCCGGTCTCGGCACGGCTGCGACTCAGAATACTGGAACATCTGGTGCGACGTTACCATTCCTCAATGGTGTGAATACGTGGTCGGCAGCGCAGACATTCAGTAATGGTGCGACGATCAACAGTGGTCTCACCCTCGGTACTCCTCTGACGGGAGCGAATGGTGGCACAAATAATGGATTCATGCAGTTCAGTGGCCCAGCATCAACACTGAAAACGTACACACTTCCGAATTCTACCACTACTCTACTCTCACTTCTTGACATCAACGTAAATGTCGCACCGGCGACCAGTGGCTCCACAGTTCTTCTCGGAAATGGTACTGGTGGATTTGCGAACTATACTGGAGTGACGTGTACGGGCCAATTCATCAGAGCACTTAACTCTTCTGGTGATGGATTGTGTGCCGCCGTCAGTCTTGTTGGGGACGTTTCTGGCATACTCCCGATCGCCAATGGTGGGACGAATGCGTCGACGACTTATGGCGCTCTGACAAGTCTCGGAGTTCCGCTGCACGACATACTGGAAAATCCATCATTCGACGTCTGGCAGGAGAATACCACCTATTCTCCGAATACAGGTGCAAATACATTCATCGCAGATCGATGGAAGGTTCGTACATTTACAACGGCGACTAATGGATCGAGAACTTTCTCACAAGTTGCTGGTTACTCGGGAGCGCAGTTCGCACTGAAGATACAGAGAGCAGCGGCGAATGCTGAGACAGCGCAGGCGACCGTTGGTCAGCAGATATACACCAAGGATTCAATCCCACTGCAGAGCACAACACTGCACCTCGCGTGTGATGTCAAGTGGGGAGCGAATTATAGCCCCAATGGATTGAATGGTGTTCTATTCTCTGGTACAGGTATAGACGAGACAGTCAATCTGAATGGTGGGTTCGCCACTGGAGCGGCGTCAGCAAATTTCTCGACAGTTCCAACTTCATCTGTTGGGAATACGACACATGCAGATTTTGGAACCGTGGCCGTTCCGTCAACCGAGACAGAACTTGCTGTGCGAATTTCGACCAATACGTGGATCGGTACGGCTGGAGCGGATGATAGTGTATCCATCACCAACTGCAATCTCACCGTCGCAACGGGTGATGTCCCATATTCTAAGCCACAGTACGAGGTCGAGCTGCGTAACGCTCAGTTCACATATCGTAAATCTTTCACATATGCGACTGTTCCAGTTCAGAATGCTGGAGCACTGACAGGTGAATCTCTGTGGTCTGCCGGTGTCGCTGGAGCAGCCGCCGAGAAGTATTACGTCTTCTTCGGTAACACGATGCGTGCAGCACCAACGATCACATTCTATAACCCGGCTGCTGCGAAT